ACGCAGGTCTCGTTAACTATACAGCAACAACTCTTTCGGCTGCAAGAAGGCATCTCTCGGTTGAACACATAGAGAGTGAAATTGGATCGCCAGCAAGTGTTGAAGTTGTTGAGGAAGTTGTTGAGGCTGATGAGAAGATTCAGGAGATTGATGATCTCGCTGATGATGATAGCACCGAAGCTGTTGAAGAGCTTGCTGACGGCGAGAATGAGGAAGAAGTTGAGGAGACTAAGGAGAAGAAGCCGAAGAAGGTGAAGCTCAAGAAGGCCAAGAAGAATAAGAAGCCTGTCGTCAGTGATGGAACATTTAGCTATGTCGCGAAGGATTACAAGAGGAAGTCAACAATCTCCTGGATGGAAGATCAGCTTGGTGACAAGTTTGAGCATGACTGGAGAAAGCGTGACTACATCAACATGATGATCACTCTGGAGCTTCCTCCTCACTCACTTGACCTTGACTGAAACAATGAGACTTCAAGAATTCGCAAGAGCCCTCCCCCCTGGAAGTGAACCAGTTAAGGCTAAGTTGGTTGGCTACAGAAAGGCTGACGGAACTGAGTGTGACTACACAGTCTTCATTAGGCCTAACATTGACTATGTCTATAAGAAGTCAATTGAGGCACTAAACGACTCATTCAAAGCGCCTGCAGCAATCAATCCTGATGCGATTGCGAAAGCACGCTTAAGCATGCTCAGAGGGTATCAGAGCAAATTGGGTTCGGACCACGTTGTCATGTCAACGAATGGACCCTCGGTGTTGTTTACGGCCCTCGTGAGCCACCGTTCGCATGTGTCAACTAGCAAGAAGCCTAAGGGTGAAGTCGCGATTGCAAAACGATTCTTGAGAGACATGTGTCTAATTGGTAGACTTAAGCAGTTCAAGCTTGAGAGGTGTCAGCAGCTGATTGTGAATGGGATTGATATCTTGAAGTAGATGCTGAATAGGTGGAAGCTGTGATTGCTGATAGAGATTCTGACAGGCAGTTGGATCAATTCAAAAGACTGAAGAAGAGGAAGCAGAGAAAACGAAAGATTAGAAAGAGCTCAAAGGCAACAACGAAGGATCTGTATAGGTACCCACGACACACAGACATTGAGGTTGTCATGGACACAAACAACCCAAAACGAGTGCTCTTGATTCCATTTCCTGATGAAGAGACATTGAGCACAAAAATAGCTGAGATGCTTATCGAGAAGTTTGCTGGACGTGACATTGATCGAGAGCTTCTCACAGAAATGACTATTGCCTCAAGAAAAATGTTCTGTGAGCTTCGTGGGATTAATGTTGCCATTAAGAGCAAAGATGAAGAAGGGATTGAGGAGACGGAGGAAGACCCGTCTAAAGCCGCTGCTGACCTCGAGTTCTATTTAAGCGGCAACTAACATCGTGTACAGTGTCTCGCATGAGCGAGTTCAACACATTCGATGATGACGAGGATGTGTCTTGGTTCAGCGAGCAGCAATCGCTAGAACGAGACCACCCGAAAATCGCTGAAAACATTAGTGAGTTTAGAGACTGGCTAATGACGAAACCTGGAATGGATTGGCTGTTTGACCAATTCAGACTTCATAGGTTTAGATCACAGCGAAGACAACTTAAAGACAATTTGGGTATACTGCCATGAGAAAGCCAGACGCGCTTACTCCTGAAGTTCAAGAGCGGGCAATTGCTGAATACCGAACAAATAACCGCGTAAGAAAACAGGTTATTGAGATTCGTGAGATGATTCAACAAGGCCGAGTCCCTGAACAGGAGCTTGATGAACTAGGTATCTCATTTGAGAAGCTTGATCATTTCTTGGAAATTCTGTGGGCTGTAGAGTCGAGGTCAGTCGAGAGCGCATCAGCCCTTGTTCACTTCGCCTGGTATTCGCTTAGCCAGCGTGGATGCGTCACAGAGCTTCAAGATTTCATTGACAAGCAGAAGGTGCTCACTGGGCGCACAAATGGAACTGCACTAGTTTCAGCAATCAGAGCGAAGTCTGACATTCTTGATAGAGTTCTCAAGACAGGTCAACAGCTTGGTGTGATTCACAAGTCTGCTGAGACGCTCTCAATCATCAGCGACCTTGACGATAAGACAGATGAGGAGCTCGTCACGATGCTTGAGGATGAGATCAAGAGTCTACAAAATCTCGTCGGCGGCGACATAGTGACGAAGAAGAGTGCAAAGAGAATGCGTAGCAAGCGAAAGTTGTCCATGAGTAAGGGCAAGGCTGGTACTGTCAGCTTTGAAACGTCGTAATGGCCGCAAGAAAGCTCAAACTAAAGAAGAGTTCAAAGTTCGCAGACAGGATTAACAAGGCTCGTGAGAGCGTTGAGGAAAAGAAGCAAGAAGAAGCTAATGAACGAGCTTTGATTGCTAAGTCCCGTGAGCTATTCAAGCCAATAATCAAGAGGTCAAACACAGACGTTGTGAACCACAAAGGCGGTAGGTCGCTCGTGCTGTCGCGGCTTGCATCAGCAAGAAAGAAGAAGGATATTGCGATCCGTCGAGCTGTTCTCGTTGAGAACAGGTTTGATGTTCTTTTCATCGAAGTGCTCAAATACAAGATGCTCTGGTTCCATGAGCTTCTGTATGACTACCAAGAGGAGCACGACGAAGCATTGCTGTTGATGTTTCGTGGTGGCTGGAAGACAACGATTCTAACTATTGCTAGATGCATCTACGAGATTGTTCGCAATAGAGACATCAGAATCCTTATCGCCGCTGAATCATCAGACCAGTCTCAAACATTCCTCAGAACAATTCGTCAACACCTTGAGAGCAACGAAGATCTAATCAGAATCTTTGGTGACTTCAAGGACACGCGACTCAAGTGGACTGAGAAAGAGCTTGTCGTTTCTGGGAGAAAGAAGAGCTATAAAGAGTCGACCATCACGACTTGTGGAATCAACTCTCCAGTTGTTTCAAAGCACTTCGACATCATCATCTGTGACGACCTTGTAACGGAAGATAATGCTAGAACTCCTGGACAGCGTGAGCGAGTTAAAATCTTCTACTACAAGTCGCTTGAGCCAACACTTGAGCCTGATGGAAGACGCTGGGTCATTGGAACGAGGTATCATCATCTTGACTTGTATGGCCACCTTATCACAAATGAGATGGCTGATGCACATATCATCATTCCAGTCTTGAACGACAAGGATGAGTCGATTTGGGAAGAAAGATTCCCGACGAAGAAGATGATCTCTAAGCGAAAGTCAATGGGAATCATCATCTTTAGGTCTCAGATGATGTGCGACACTGATGCAATGGTTGGTGAGCTCTTTCAGTACGACTGGTTTAAGTTCTACAATGATATTGACCTGCCAACTGACCTTGTTGTTTACATTGGTGTTGACCTTGCAATTTCAATGGACAAGAGAGCTGATTACTTCGTTTGTGTTGCTGTCGGACATCATGTAAAGACAAACACATTCTGGGTTCTTGAGTATGTCAGAAAGAGATGTGGCTTTAAGGAGCAGACAAAAGTAATTGTTGATATGGGCGTTAGACATAATGCAGCAAAGATCTCGGTTGAAGCTGTTGCATATCAGAAGGCTCAGGTGAATCAAGTAAAAGACGATGACATAGGAAAGTTCTTTACTGTTAGGCCTGTCTACACTAATAAAGACAAGTTGACTAGAGCATACAAACAACAAGGTCTATTTGAAGATGGACGAGTTTATGTTCGCAGCTCTATGACGAAGCTCATTGAAGAGCATGTCCTGTTTCCAAGCTCTGAGCATGATGATATCTGGGATGCAACAGACATTGCAATCACGTCAGCTCTTAAGAAGCGCAGACGAAAGCGTCGAACGGAAGAGCCTGGGCTCCTGTAACGCCATTACAGGTGTTACGTGATATACGATATACAATCACTGTGATTAGATGCACAGAAGCCATCTGAAGGGTACCAAATGTCAATGACGCGTCGCGTTGTCAAGCTCAAGAAAACGTCAACAAGTCAAATGGTTGATGGCGTTACAGATATGAAGCAAATTGTCAAGGCTGTAGTCTTTGGCGATAATGGTGCAAGAAATCAAGCAGTAGCATCGTCAAACCAAATAGAAAGACAGTGGAACAAACTTGACTCATCAAGTGGTCTAATCTCTCCTCCAGTCTCCTTGGACGTTCTCGTTCGTGCGGATGAGCTTAGCGAGAGTGTTGCGAATTCAACTGAGGCGATGGTCGTAAATATTGCTCGACGTGGCCATAAGTTCGTTGACATTAGATCAAGAGAGCAACAGCTTAAAAATCTTGACAACACAGCAGTTGAGGCTGAGAAAAGAAGACTTGAGCAGTTTTTCAGACATATCAGCGGAGATATGACGTGGACTGAAACACGAGCAAGGAGTCGTCAGGACTTTGAGCATGCAGGCGCATTTGCCTGGGAGATGATTGATAATCCTGCTACTGGTGAGCTTGACATGATCAAGCATATTCCAATCCAGACACTCAGGATGAGTAAGCAGCTGCCTTACTATCCAATTGAGGAGAGGCAGGTTGATAGATCGACATTCAAGGTAAAGACTGTCACGAGAGCACACAAATTCAGGTTGTTTGCTCAGATTATTGGCGCTGGAACGAAGCTTCAGTGGTTCAAGGAGTGGGGCGATCCAAGAGTCTACGACGTAAAAACAGGCAAGGAAATTAAGGGTGAACAGCTAACAACAAACTTCGAGAACTCAGGCAAGCCAATGCCAGTGAGCAGGAGAGCTAATGCTGTCCTGTATCACAGAAGGTATGTCTCATACACTCCATATGGCATGCCAAGATACATCGGTGTCTTTATTAAGCTTCTTGGAAATCGAAGAGCTGACGAAGTAAACTTCACAACGCTCAACAACAACAACATTCCAAGCAGCTTCATCTTGGTTGAGAATGCGACTCTTACACAGGGCTCGATTAATAGAATTGAGAAGTTTACTGAGAAGGAACTCGGTAGAACAGGAAATAGATCCAAATTCCTGTTGATTGAAGCCGAGCCAATTGACGAAGAGAGTCCGCTGCCATCGTCGTCGTCAATCGGCCTGAAGGTCGTCCCGATGGTCAATACAATGATCAAGGATGAGCTTTACGGAGAGTACATCAAGAACAATGCTGATGCGATCCGACGCGCGTGGCGAATGCCTCCAATCTTTATTGGAATGTCAAGCGCATATAATAAGGCTACCGCAGAGGTCTCAAGAGTTCTTGGTGATGAGCAGGTGTTTGATCCTGAGCGAAGAATCTTTGATGATCTGATTAACTTCTCGATCATGCCATCCCTTGACGTGATTTACCACGACTTCAAGAGCAACACTCCAAATGTGACAAACAATGAGGAGTTGATCAAGCTGCTTGCGATTGCTGAACGAACTGGTGGAATGTCACCAAGAATCGCGCGTACTGCAATTCAGGATGTTTTGTCTGACTTGGAGCTTGGGCCTACACTCGGCATTGAGCCTGATCTTCCATACAGCTTGCAGCTTGCGCTCGCGATTGGAAATCAAGGTCCAGTTGACTCTGGAATCAAGGTTCCTGACTCTGAAGGCCCACCTGAAAACCAAGCTGATGCGATTGACCCGAAGACAGGATTGATTGGAAAGGGTCTTATGTGGGAGCTGATTGAGCTTAGAAAGCAGGTTGACTCAATCAAGCAAAGTGTCCAGAAGACAAACATTCAAGAGAAGATCAAGAAGGCGGACGAACCAGTCCGGTGGAATGTTCCAATTATCAAGGAGCAAGCAGACAGACGCCTAGTAACTGGTATTGTTCTTAAAGCTAATGAGACAGATGCACATGGTGACATCTATAGCTCATACGTTGTCGAGAGCACAGCACATAAATTCCTCGCACACTACAATCTCGAAACTGAGCTTGGACTTCAGCACACTGCGTTTGGTGAGGAGATTGAGCTCTTTGAGTCTGTCGTTATGAAAGCTGGTGACTCGTATGCAGGAAGAGATTTTGAGAATACTGTATGGCTTGTCACTGTAAAGGTGAATGACGACGACATCTGGGAAAGCATTAAGAAGAAGAAGATCACTGGCTTCTCAATCGCTGGTCTTGCGAAAGTGAAGAAGCTTAATTGAACAGGAGATTAACATGGCATCTGGTGATACCCCGAAGCGGGAGCTTCTCAACATCAAGCCTGCGGAAGTGAGTCTTGTTGATGCTGCGGCCAATGAGGAAGAGTTTCTTATTGTCAAGCGTAAAGAAACGCAGGAGCAGGATAGCAGCATGGCGACATTTGACCTGGAAATCAAGAAGGGCGTATTGATTGACGCCCTCGCTCGTGAAAGAGCTGATGATTTCGCTGAGGCTGCAGCTAAGCTAGTTCAAATTGCAAATGATAGCTCCTCGACAAAGGAAGACGTCTGGAGACAGTTTGACCTAATCTGGTCGATGTTGTATGAGACAGAGAATGATCTTCTTAAGCTTGCTGAGAGCAACGGAATTGATACTCCATCTCAGATGTTCATCGCCAAGATGACCGAGAAGATTGATGAGGCGCTCAGCGCTCTCGGAGACTATGATACTCATCTTGTCGTGAAAGAGAAGCTTGCTGCAATCTTAACAGTAATCAGTGATGGCAAGCCAATTGTCATTAAGGAGACTGTTGAAATTGAGAAGAGCTCATCTGTTGATGATACGCTCGCTCACATGACGACTTTCCTGGATGATGCTTCGACGATTGAAGAAACTGTTGAGAAGGCTAAGAAAATTACGCCTGCTCGTATTCAGGCGCTGCAGACAATTGTAGAGAAGTCTAGTGCACTGCTTGCTGACTTTACGTCGTCAACTGGTGAAGACATCGAAAAGGCTGAGCAATCTGCGGAGCCTGATGAAACTATAAACAAGGAGACACAGGTGGATACGCAGATTAAAAAGGAAGATGATGAGGCTGAAGTCGTTATCACCGAGACTGCTGAAGCTACTAGCACTGAGACTGCTGAGGCATCAGTCGAGGAGACAGCCGAAGAAGTTGTTGAAACTGAAGAAGTTGCCGAATCTACGGATGACGTGACTGAAGCTGAAACGCCATCCGTAGAGGAGGTTGCTAAGAGCTCTAACGATGAGCTTCTCGCGAATATTGCCACTATGTTCTCGTCCAAGTTTGAGGAAGTTGAAAAGAAGCTTTCCGAGAAGATCGACGCGAAGATGTCTAGCGTGACGAGTGAGATTCAGGCTGTTGCCAAGAGGCAGGAGACTGTTGAAGACAAGATCACGACCA